CTGTTTGCGCACTTCCCACTGTGTTTCCATCTCCAGTTATAGTCCAATATGCTTCGTGTCCACCTTCTTCGTCTATGTCAATAGTGCCATCTACGTGCATACCTTGACGAATTGTAATATTGTTAGAACCACCATTGCTGTTTAAACTAACATAGTTGTCCTCGCTACGCTGTTGCACTTCCAATTCAAGGTTGTCGCCTGCTTGGTTTATATAGATTTCGTTACTAAAAGCCACGTTGGGAAATATTAATACTATTCCCGCCGCCCACGCCAACACGGTAGCCGTATGCATAGAAGCCCTCCTGTTCCATATCTATATTATATCCATAACCTTGATCCAATGTAAGTTGGAATATGTGTTGATCGCCTTCTTGCCTACGCACTATAAAATTAGGATAATTTTCATCGTAAAAAATATTAGTTTCAGGGTCTAGTCCTAAAAGCTTTACATCTAATAATTCTTGGTTTTGTACAGAAAGTTCGTCAATCCACTGTGCTAGTATTTCTGCCAACTGTCTCTCCATTTCGTCAATCCACACAGGATTCAAGTAAGTCATATTATCCAAATCTGTAACCCAAATACTTTTTATATTTTCAACTAAAGGATCTCTATCTAACTCGTCAAAATTTAAAAAGTCAATGTCTAATAAATTTGTATTTGGATAGGTTTTGGTTATTTCTTCTGTGTAAGGTGAAACTTTACGTACAAGCAACATTGCTGTAAGCATATTCTCAGGTAAATCTAATATTACACTTGGGCCTGGAGTTGCACCTCTATGTGGCACCACAGTGGTTTGATAAGCTTGATTCATTATAATTTGACCAACATCTGATTCTACTGATATTTCTCCTATAACACAAGAACCACTAGCGTCACAACTTGGTAACAGTGTTATCATTGATCCACCTACTTCGTCAATAATCATCATAAAGTCTGTGCCTCGCACGTTTATTGTAGCACTTGGTGTTCTTATATTCACTCTTTGTCTGCTATTCTTTGCTATTTGTCCTGATGCATATCTAACTGCTCCTAGTGTGGCTTTCATACTCAGCGCACCAGTTTTTGTGTTGGGATCATATATAAATTCGTCTATGGTCATACGTGAATGTTCTGTTACATCAACACGAGTGTCATCTATAAAGTCCATACGCATTGAACCTTTGCCTGTAACGATCCTATCGTTCATTTCAAGACCAAGTCCTACTTCGCCAGTGTATTTTTCTGCTTCACGCTGAATTGTGCTAGAACCTTTATGTTCTGCTATTTTGCCAATATTTGCATACACTGGGGTTGTTAGTAATAATGCACTAATCAGACTGCGTAATATCAACGTCTTGTCCATCGCCTGAGAATGTAGCATCTACTGTGTTATCTTTTACACCACTTTGTTTAATTTTGTAGTTGCTGCCGCCGCCGGTGATATCTAGTGTTACACTGTGTCCTGCGCTGTCTCCATCGCCGTCTTGATCTATTTCGACTAACACACCGCCTTGTTCTGTTGTGTAAGTTGATGATGAGTCTGAGGTTGTAGCTGACGAAAGTGTAGAATTATTGTCTATTGTAACATTGACTACCGCACTTGTGCCGTCAACTTCTGTGATCAATATGCTTCCGTCGCCCTCTACTGTAAAATCAATTTGCGCTCCGTCTGCATCTGCTGTTTCACCAATTTCTAAATAATACTTGTTGGTATCTCCTGTAGTTGCAATATTCAGTGTGACGTTTTCACAGTTTACACCTGAGGTATTATCGCAGACTAAATCAACAAAATTGTTGTTGCCTGTAAAAGTCCAAGTACCAGTATATGTATTACCTTTTATTTTTGCATCAATTATGTTTGCATTACCTGTTTGAGTAATACTAAAAGTCATATCATCGCCATCAAGCATTGCGTCGGTGGTTGAATCACCAAATTCGTTGTCAGTCCCATCTTGTGTAATATCTAAATCAAGGGTGTCACCTATTTGTGTAATGTAAATCTCGTTTGCATTTGCTGCACTTACGAGAACCAATGATAGGATGAACCCATATAATATTGCCCTCATATTTTTCCACCTCCGGCTTTTAGCCAAATATATTTATAATATGTTGATATTATTATAAATACAATGTTATTTAGTGTAAATATTTTTACAGTAAAGCGGGTATATAATGAAACTAAATACAGTTATGATGGCATTAAAACAAGCAGAAAAAAATCATAAAGAACAGCAGGCCTTTTGGGATGTATTTGACGAGATATGGCCGCCCGAAGAAAGACAAGATGATAAATGTTTGCACCAAGAAGTAGACGATTTTATAATAGATAGGATTGCAGCGGCTCTAAAAGAGTGCAATCACAATCGCACACACACTGCTGATAAGTTAGGAATAAAAAGAGAAACCTTATTGGCTAAGATGAAGAAGTACTGTCTTGTTTAAATTTCCATAGATTTTGTGCAGCACCTTGATAAATCATTTCAATTACTGCGGCCTCGATGGCTTGACGCACGGCATAATTTGATGCTTCATTTACACTATATCCAGTTTCGATTTCTAATGCTTGTGTACCTAAATCAAAAAACTTGAATGCGTTTGCACCTTGTCTGTAACTAGCAATTGATTTTTCTGCTGCTACGCTTACCAATACACGACCTGTGCTTACGCTTACAAGACGCATTGCAACTGTCACAGTATCAACTCTATATTCTACCGCAGTACCGATTCCCATATACATAGCACCATTGCCGCCTGTAGAAATATTACTGTCATATCCTATAATACCGCCTTCTAGTAATATACCTGCAAATTTCATAGGTGATAGAGAAACTTCTTTTTCACCATAGTTTTCCCTTGTATTGCGTATAACCTGACGTTCTTTGATCACGTGATCCATTCCACCTCGTTCTACAACTTCAAACCAAGTACCGTTGCCTGCTTGCAATAGTGCATCTATTACCCAAACTTCTGCACCTTGTGTAACTGCACTACTCAAGTTTGAAATACTTTCAGAGGGTTTACGTTGCCCTGTTTTATCTGCAAACTCATAAACACCTACTGTCATTACAGGACCATCCAATGGCTGAAGTTTATTTAATTCTTCTACCATTGGATTATCCTGCACTTTTGCAGCATTTTGCAGCATAGTTGGAACTTCTCCTTGTGTTGCACAACCTGCAACAAATAACATTGCTAATATTGCTATAAATTTCAAAAGTTAAATTCCCCCATTCCTGGTATCACTATTTCCGTGTAGCCATCTGGACCATCGATAATAAGTGTTATACTTCCTGTGACTTCATCTTTGCTCCAAGCAATTTCTGCTCCTTCAACTTCTGTGGTTCCTGAATTAGAACACGCAGGCTGATCATCTGCTCCGCAGGCTGCAAACATATTGTCAACTAACTGTTTACTAAGTGTAGCATATATACGTGATTCTAAGTTACGGATAAACTTATTAAGCACCGTGTTTTCAAGTTCACGCTCAATGCGTTCTGCTTCACGTTCCGCATCTTTTCTGATATCTTCTTTACGATTAAAAGTAAGTTGTTCAAGGCTCAACATATGAGCACTGTAGCCTTGTCCTGTAAATGTAGGAGATTTAAAATTGTGTACTAAATCGCCGCTGGCTACTCCGGGGGTAACCATTAATATGAAAAAAATAATTTTAAAATAATATTGCATAAAGCTATTTATTAACAAAAAAGTTGAGAATATTAAATCATTGCTTTGTTTAAAGTAAGTTGAGCCCATTGTTCTCGGCCAGCACCTGCTTGTGTTGGTATAACACTGATTGATAAGCCGCCTGCGTGTCCGCCTGTTCTGAATGCTTGTAAATCTGCTGCATTTTTTAGCATTGCAGTTTTTTGATTAGGAATACTCATTAGCAATAGTGCATCAAAGTCGTCTCTATTTTTATACCATTCAAAGTTTGCAGCCAAATAAGCTAGTTCAACTTGTGCTGTGTCTTCAGTTGTTGCAATTTTATCTGCAACTGATGCAGCATAATTCTCCATATCCATTTGCAGTAAATCAAGCATTAATGCTTTTCTTACCTTTTGGTTTTCTGGAACATTTGTAGGAAGGTCTTGATTTAAAGCAGCCATAAAAGGTCCTAGTCCGAGACTTCCGCCTTTTTGTCCAATGGCTCCAATTACTGACGGTATTTTTTCTTCATACTTTTGTAGGACTGCACGTTTTGCTTTTTGACTTCCGCCACCGTAACCGATACGTCCACCACTAGAACTCATAGCTGCTTTAAGTTCTACTTTCCCAATTCCATCTATTTCTAAATCGCCTTCGCCTTGTGCAAGTCTAATTTTGTTTGATAAACAGGCTAGTCCATATTCGCCTGGACCTTTTTGTTTTTTACCTACACCATATGCTGCTAATTTTCTAAAAGCTGCACCTCCGGCTTCGTCTCCAAACACTGCGCTAAAGGTATTGAGTGGCTTTGACAGAGATGTAATATCTACTACGCCGCCGCCTTCTAATCTTTTAAGAAGAGCGCTCATTGTTTTATAATCGCTTTCGATTGTACTAAAAATTTTAGTCATATCTTGGCGCACTAGTAACTTTTCTTTTTGACCCATATTTTCATCTTGAAGAGGAATATCAAAAGCATTGTCAATGTTACTACTAATAGTACCACTGTTAAGTATTTTCCATATTCTATCTAATAAATTAGCTTCATCTTGATTATCTGCCGACAATCCGGATATAGTTGATATAATTTGATCTTTTTCTTGACTTAAGTCTGTGTATTCAACAAGGTCTTTATAACGCATTTTTCACTCCTGATATTGTATTTAGTCAATGTCAGGGAATAAACATTCCTGTACGAATACTCGTACATCCTCTTCGTCGAGTCCTAAACTGGTCATTGTTTTAGGAGTGTGCGGATTTTGTTTTTGATAATGTGCATAACGATTCTGTGCTGTTTTTACTTCGTCTGTATCTGCTGTATGATTATGATTACCAATGTCTGTAAGATAAGCATCTACACTGTCTAAACTCAACTCTAACAGTTGATCAAGTTCTTCACGTTTGTTCACATTGCCTGCTGCTACCATATGCGGTGAGAAGATTGCTTGAGCCCATTCAGGTAGTTCACGTTCTTTGCGCCATTCAAGTTTGCTTACTTCGTCACCAAATGCTTCAATCATTGGATGATCGGCATCTATAGTTCTACTGTAGTCGTGGAAGAACCCTGTAATTTTATTTTTACCAGCAATAACATCTAGTCCAAAAACAGGACCGTTATTGTCTAGTCTTGGAAAAACACAACAATGCATCATCCACAAACCTTTGGTTTCACGCACATCCACAACATCAATGTGTGCTCTACGATAGCTGTCACTTTGCCATACTCTGTTTAACCAACCAGGCTGATTGAATCTATCCATTCCTGGCTCTTGTATTTCTGTACCCGTAGCGTCAAATGCATCAATTAACCTGTCTTGTATTTCTATTAAGGTTTCCCAAACTTCACTCATTATTTAATTCCTCAAACAATTTGGTTGCATATTTAAAACAAATATTTGCTTCCTCTGCCATTTCGTCATCCAACACAGTACGAACTTTTATTTTAAGGTCTTCGACATTATCAAAATCATACATAACACCTTTTGTAAATGGAATACGTTTTTTAATCATTTGACCTCCATACATATCTCCAAAGTGTCTAACATAAACGTGGGCCATTAGTTCATCACTATCAAGTGTAGGAAGGTAATTAATATAATCTACAGCACTAGGTTTTAGTTTATCTTTTGTTCTTTTAAAACCATATTCGTGTTCTAATTCTTTTAAATCAATACTAATGCGTTTGGCTCTGCGTATGTCTTCAATGCCGTCTAAGTCAGCTAATGATTCAAGAGAACCGTAGATAATAAATTGATTGTACAAGTAGGTGTGATATTGTTCAGGAGTAATACCATTCATAAGTTTCCTGGCAAATGCTGTTCTTTCAGCATTTTGATGATTCTCCCAAGTAAGTTCTTTAAGTTTGCTCATTCTTCCTCAATTTTTACATTTAGCTGAAACCCATTTTGCCTTGCTAAATTTACAGTTTCCGTAGCTTTTTGTTCTGCTATTTCGTAACTATATATACCTGCAACTCCGCTTCCTTCTTCGTGAATTTGAATGGTTAAAGCAGAAGCAGTTTCAAAAGAGTGTTTGAATATTTCTTGTAAAATACTTACAACAAAATCCATTGGTGTTTTATCATCATTAAGGAAAATGACTTTGCAATCCTTAGGTTCTGAAATATCAATTTCAATTTTTTCGTCAATTACTACATCAGTTTTATTCATATTTTTCTCCTAAAAATGGGGGGCTGTTACTCCCCCATAACTATTAGCCTTCAATTGCATCAAAGTTTTTGATAGAAATTTTCTTTGGTTTCTGTGCTTCTGGTACATTGCGCACCAAATGAATGTTAAGCATACCTAGTTCAAGCCCGGCTTGTTCTACTTCAATATGCTCTGCTAGAGTAAACTCTCTACGGAAGTTGCGTCCGCCAATACCTTTGTGTAGGTAGTTAACTTCTTCATCTCCTTTAGGAGTAGTACCTTCAACAGTCAATACATTTTTCTCCAATGTAATGTCTAAATTGTCCATACCAAATCCAGCAACCGCCAACGAGATCATATATTCGTCTTCGTTGATTTCTACTACATTGTATGGTGGGTAACCTTGTGATTTACTGTTTGCAAACTCTTTGTTGAGTTGGTTAAACATTCTATCAAAGCCAATAGTTGCTCTGTGAAATTCAGGTAGGTTTAGTGTTTGTAATCTTGTCATTTGTTTCTCCTTATAAAGCAAGAATTATATTGAGCCCTTTCGGCGCTCACAGTTATTTACCAATTGTCGATGATTCATACACCGAATTGTGTGTTTGTGAGCAACGAATAAAAGTTGCACACTTACTAAGTTGCTTGAGTTTTAATGCACCTGTATAGGTACACGCACTACGCACTCCTCCAAGGATCTCTTGTACTGTTCTAGCTACAGGTCCTCTATAAGGCACAAGCACTGTGCGTCCTTCTGATGAACGATAATTTTTTAGTCCACCAAAATGCTTGTCATTTGCACTTTCACTACTCATACCGTAGAATTGCACAAAATGTTTTTCTTTAAACTTTCGAGTCCTTCCATCATCCTGGAATTCATCTGTAATATACTTTCTAGTAATTACTTCGCCGCCGCCTTCATCGTGCCCAGCAAGCATACCACCAAGCATAACAAAATCTGCACCGGCTGCAAAGGCTTTAGCGACATCTCCAGAGCTATTACACCCACCGTCAGCAATAATGTGACCACCAAGTCCGTGTGCTGCATCAGCGCATTCGATGACTGCAGATAGTTGCGGATATCCCACACCAGTTTGTATCCTAGTAGTGCAAACAGACCCGGGACCAATGCCCACTTTAACAATATCAGCTCCTGCAAGAATAAGTTCCTCCGTCATTTCTCGTGTAACAACATTACCTGCAATGATTACCAAGTCTGGAAAATCGTCTCTTACTTTACGAACGTGTTGTGCAAAGTGATCGCTGTAACCATTGGCAATGTCCATACATACATATTTAAGCCTGTAGTCACATTCTTTTTTCACTTTCAATAATTTGTTATAATCACTTTCGCCTGTGCCAATACTCATTGCAACATTTTCAGTACGTTCAAGCCCAATATCAGAATTAAAATATTCTATCAACTCTTCAGCACTGAAAGTTTTTACAAGACAAGTAAACATTTCGCCTTCTGCTAATTTATCAGCCATACGAAACGTTCCGACACCATCCATATTGCTTGCCATAATAGGAATACCCATATAATGATATTCATCAGGCAATGGTTCTGCAATGTCGTGATCATAATGCCGAAATTGAAACTTACGATTTAATTTCACTTGTTTCCGGCTATGCAATGTACTGCGTTTTGGACGTATAAGAACGTCTTTGTAATCTAATTTAATGTCTTCTTCGAGACGCATTTAATAACCTAACTGATCTTTTAATTTTATTTGATTTCTTTTGAATCGTCTAATGGCAGCTTTTTTTGCAAGTCTTTTTTTAGTGCCTTTACTTTCAAAATATTCACGCTTTCTTAGCTCTTGCATTAATCCATCTTCTGAGATCTTTTTCTTGAGCTTTCGCATTGCTTTGGTTACATCGTTGTTTATTACATTAACTTGTAAACCTTGTTTGTTCCAGTCGTCGTTATGTTTTTTTCGATTGTTTTTCATTTTGTCCTTCATTGGGTTCAGCTAGCCAAGTTAGATCATATATTCTATTAAGGCTAAGTTTAGTATAAGGTGTAACATCGTCTTTTGTCAAGTAAAAAACGTTGGGTAAACTAATTAAGTAACTAGAAAATTTCTTTTCTAAAATTGGCATTTGATCTAAATCCAAAATAACAGTTTCGCATATTTTTGCTATTGCAAGTAACCACGCAATATCTGTTTCTTCTTCTGTTTGTGGATCATACAAATAAACATTAATTGATGTGCTTACAGTTTCAAGATATTTTTGAAAATCATTACGCACATCTGTACTGGGATTTACTAGTAATATATTTTTGTTTTGATTGTGTAAAATATCCGGTGCTGTAATTACATTAATCTTTGTCATTCGAACCTATTTTCTGCCATACGCTTTCTTGGTTTTGTTCATTGTTTTGTACGTAACCTGTGTATTGTTTGCCTTTGGCATCCTTTGCTATAAAAGATATATCCCAAGGCAAATTATCAATGTTACCTAATATATATTGTTCTTTTACATCTTTGGCGGTTTGATCTGGATTTTTTAGTTTCCATAACCGTTTAGCTTCTTTAAACTCTTCGTCGGTTTGTTCTTTATGTTCTACTTCTAATCGTCGTTGTTCTTGTCTGGATTCAAGAACTCTGTCGGCAACACTTCTTCCATCATAGCCGGTTCTATCATTGTTATACAACTTGGCATAGGAGACTGAATCAAAGTCTTCTCTGGTACTGGTTCCTGTTCCTGGCTCTCTGGTATTTTCTTCAAGTCGTCCAACATCGTCTCGTGATTGTGCATATTCATCATACTGATGATCATTGCTTTTATTGTCATTGTTATTTCCCTCCGAGCCTAGCCGAAGACGCTCCTGTCTGCGCATCTCAAATGTGGCTTGGCTCGCTATAAGCAAAAGGACCGCTAATGGATCGAATACAAATATAATTACTATAATTACCCATCTTACCGCTTCCTCTAGTACATCTTTATCAGCTTCATCGTAAATGAATTCTGCAAGATATTTAATTGGTCCTACTTCTGCTTCAAGTTTCCTATATTCTGCTTGTAGAGTATACTTGTCTTCAGTTAAACTGTCAATAGTATTATTAAATTCTACAATCTTTTTCTGTTGAGCATTTACTAATACTTCAACGTCTGTGTCTTTGCCTACTGTTAGGCTATCACGCAATCTTTGTATAAGATTATTGCTGGCTGCAATTTGTGACTCTGCACCGGCTCTAAGATCTTTTATAGTTTGTCTGGCAGCATTGATACGTGGATCGTCTGCTTTACGTAAGACAGTAATTTGCTCTTGAGCAGTTTGCCTTGCACTCCTATTAGAAGGAATATCAGTATTCAAAACATTGTCAATCTTTAATTGTATATTAGATTTTGTTTCTTTGGCTTCATCAATACTATTTGATCTAATTTGATCAATTGCATCTAAAAGACTTTGCTTACGCTGTAGTATAGTTTCAGTCTGCGGTCCACGCAAATCTTTTACTAGATCTGTTAGTCGTGTTCTTTCAACATCTAAGGTGCCTTGTGCTTGTGTTCTTAATTCTATTGCTTGTGTTTGTAATGTGTTTATACGTGATTGCTGTGCGTCTACCCATTTAGCAAGAGCAGTTCTAGTGTTTCCGCCAAATAGCCCGTCACTGGTAACACCTATAACCGCCTGACCTTCTTGTATCTTGGCACGTTCTGTACTTTGCAATTTATTAGTAGTAACTACAATTGCATTTTCTATATCGGCAATCTGTTGCTGTAATGCTTCAATTGCACTGTTGTCGATACTTACTTCACTTATACGTTGTTCGTATTCATTTGCTTGTGTGTTGATACGTTGTAAATCTTCATCTAGTTGTGCAATCTGATCGTTATAGGGTTGCACTTGCTCTTCTATACTTGCAACTGTAGTAGTTTCTAATTCTCCTCTGTAGCTATCAGCTACATCTCTTAGACGCTGTAATTCGTTATCTAAACTTGTAATTTCTTCTTCGTATACAGCCACACGATCTTCTAAATTATCCAGTTGTGTTTGTATGATTACATTTTGTTCATCTATAGCAGGTTGTATACGTTCGTAGGCAGTATCGATACGAGTTTGTTCTTTATCTATTTGTGCTTGAGTTTCGTTGTTGCCAATGCCTACACTTGCTTCAGCATCAGCAATACGTGTTTCTGCTCTACTAATCAAGTCTTGTATTCTTAGCACTTCTTTATCAATGCGTTCTATTTGTGCTAAGCCTTCTTCGGCAGCACTAGTTTGTTCGATATGTGCTTTTGATAAGAAACCAAAAATACCCATACTTGTTATAAACATTAAAACTATTACACTGATACTGAGATAAGTTTTGAGCCACCATTTTGCTTTATCCCAATACCAATGTAGCCATACTGCCGTAACAAGTTTTCCAACTTCAAGAGCTGTGCCCATAACTATAATAGGTATGGCGGCTGCTGCAAAAATTGCCACAAGGCCGCTTACCGAGTAGTAGATAGCAACGGCGCTAATAGTAAGCGCCGTTATCATTACAAAGAAACCAAATATCATTATATTATTTAATCACTCCCACCGGTAGAATATATGCGCACCTATCCTACCTACTAATTGTAGTGTCTTTGCCCAACGTGGAGACACATATGTAGCGTGATAATGTGTTGCGCCTTCGGTAATGCCACGATATTTGTCAAACTTAATTATTCCCCAAGCAATCATTTGTGCTTCAGCCCAACGATCTTGATCCTGTGGATTATCTGACTTACCATCACAGTACCAGCTAAATTGGCAATTCTTTTTTCCTTTTTTATATCCATCGTGTACAACATCACAAATTGTGTTTGGATAGCGGCTGTCATTTACTCGATTTAAAACCACATCTGCCACTGCTGCTTTATCGGCAAGATTACTCCCTCTTGCTTCATAATAAACATTTAGAGCTAGACAATGTTCTTGAGGATGAGAGCCAAAGTCAAATAAGTTATTTTGTGCTTCTGCTTCTACACTAGATGCAGCCAGCAAAAAAACTGCTGTTAAAAATTTTTTCATATCTACCTTTTATTAATTTCTGCGCATTGCGGAGATGTCTTTTGCATCTTCTTTTCTATCCGCAAATACTGGTACCATATTGCTCTTGTGCATTGTTGCAATACCTAGTAATTGGCGTTCACCTGAATATACCATAGACTCTTTTGCTGGACCGTGTCCTGCAATATTATTGCCTAATTTGACTGTTTCATTTGTACTGTAATCAGGTATCTCGTTTGTGTGCTTGGCTGTGCTTTTGCCAACTCCCATAGACTCAAGCCACTTTTCGTGTTCTGCTTGTTTCGCTGCAAGACGTTTATTCCTGCTAGTCTTTTGTTTACGATTATACTTTGTGGTGGTCATATAAGGACCAACTAAGTGCATCGACATAATAAACTCCTGTATTGTTATTACTACATTAGTATATACAGGAGCTATTACTTTGTCAACCTAAAAACTTCGAGGTCTATTGTATTGTTTTAAATTGCTACGATCTCTCGGCTTTGGCATTTGTTTGCCCGTCATAGAATTGTATTTCTCACTATGTTCTTTTAAATAAGCTAATCTATCTATAAGCCATTGATAGTTAGGATGAGTTTCATCTATTCGTTTCAACTGATCTTCTACATTTGAAACTGCACGATGTATCCAGCTCCTAATTTCTGCAATTGTTGTGTAATTAGTGTTCATTAGCTAATTTACTTTCCTTCCATAAGTTTTTCAGCTTCCTCGACTGCTTCTTTACTTACCACACCTTCACGCAACAGTTTCTCTCTATTGGCCATATGCTTCATTTGTATTTCTTCTTTACTACCGCCAAAGTATGCAACGCAATGTCCTTCTGCTATCATAATATCAGTCACTAAGTCGCCATTTGGTGCTCTAAAGTCACCCAAGATGCGGCCAAACTTGCCCTTCATATCTTCGCCGTGTTTGTTTTCAGTTGTGATAAGTTTTCCACCATTCTCAAGTAATTCTTTTAATCTTTTCTTTGCAGCCAGTCCAAAAACTTTTTCTACTTTATCACTAGTGCGTGATTCTGGGGTATCAATGCCCATAATTCTTACACGCTCATCTTTTAACCATACGTTGAATCCTAGGTCAATGTCTACGTCTACTGTATCACCGTCAACGCATTTAAGTAGTATTACGTCATATTCATTTTGTGTTTGCATTTTTTGCCCTCTCTAAATAATGTGCCCGTATTATTTATGGAGAAGTATTCTGATGCCACACTGCTAATTCAAATATTTGTATATCTTGGGGTTGATCTAACACCCATTTAACCGTTTCTGCAACTTTACTAGGCGGCATTTTCTTAATATGCCTGAGAAACTTTATCATATCAGTGTCTGTCCAACCAATAATTAAATTTGTTACTCTACAATTAAAAGTACTAACACCGGCTCTCATACGTAATGTTTTGGCTTTAACATTTTCATCTAGTTCTTGCTTGTTTTTAACGTAGTTACCAAACCCTGCTTGGAATTCTGGATATTTACTAGAACTATTCATATTGATAATAGTTTTATGTTTATATTTCCAATCTTCCCAAAACAAATCAAATAATTTTGTTTGATAATTTTGAAACTGTGCATTGTTTATAAAAACATCTGCATCTTTTGCAAGCTCATATATTGCATCAGGTTCATTTATGTTATAACCATTTGTTCTACTAAAACCAACAATTTCGTGTTCATTCTCTAACAGTTGTTTAATTGCATTGCCAATTCCTTTGGTATGGCCTGTTAATGCAATCTTCACGCTAACATTTCTTCCTGTTTTAATGATTGTACGTGATTTATCAATTTAAGTTCAGTGTGATAATTATCAATCCATTGTCTGTTTTTTTGATAAACATCCTGTGGTACAACTTTAGCTGTTAATATTTTCACTGACTCTAAATGATTGTATCCTAAACTACGTAGCCTTGGATACGCCCAGAAATTGGTGTTGTAACTAAAGTGTCTTTCAAATGCTGTCTTAGGATGATCCACTAACATTTTTTCCCATTCGATTGCAATTTTTTGTGCATCGTGTAGGTCCATACTGTTATGCTTCCAATAGTAGTTTGGATAATATTCTAAATGTATTCCGTATGGGTTATCAGGCTTACCTGTAAATGCAGGAGACTTACTATCGTTACCGTCACTTACAAAGAATAATTCATATTGTATTTTGTCTAGCACTGTTTGCTCTTGGAACCATTCTGCTGTTTTTATCAAACTTTCTTTTGTTTCGCCAGGCAATCCAATAATCATACTAGCAAGAATAAAAACATCGTCTTGTGCAACTTCACGCATCCAAACTAATATTTCTTTCATACGTTCTGGATCTAATCCTTTACCTGCAAGTTTACCTGCTGTATGATCAAGTGTTTCTACACCCAAGAACACACCTTTGCAACCCATATCAATCATTTTATGCCACATTTCAGGATACTTACTAAACATATCGGGCCTACAATAACTAATCCATTCCATTTTAAACGGCAAACTTTTTATGACACTGTGTAACATATCTATTTTTGCTGGACTGTCGTTAACTGTATCATCTGTGAGCATATATCCTGTGACACCAAAGTTTTCATAGTTGTACATAAGTTCTTCACGCAAACAATCTTTGTCCTTAATAAGTGTGCCTCTAATGTCATAGAAACAAAACTTACAACCAAACCTACAACCTTTGCTTACCTCAAGTGGTAACCATTCGCCATTCTTAATAGCCATTGAGTGTTGATAGTTGCTTTGTAATACTTTTGCACCAGTTGATGCCATTTTTGTTTCGTTGATAAAAAAGATACCATTTTTTTCGTGTACCTTTTTTGGATCAAGATTTCCATTTAAAAATTCTACTATGGTATCTTCTGCATAGCCATTAAACACATAGTTAATGTGTTTTTGGAAAGCTACCGGAAATTTTGCCTCTGGTCTTGTTTTAAAATGTATTTTATACCATAAGTCGGTTATAGCGCCACCTAGTATAAATTCTATATCAGGATTTATATCCTTAATTTTACTAAACCATTCATCTACTTGTCGTTGTCTTGTAAACCATAGGTTAAAATCTTGTGCTCTTGGATTAAATGTATTCAACAAAAATGTTGTGCTTAATCCAATATAAACTGTGTCTTCATTTATAAAATTTTCTAAGTAATCGTGAAAGTGCTCAATTTTTGTAAACCAATCAATAACTACAACTTCCCAGTCAGGACAATTTTGATGTACAGCACTTGCCACTGCATAAGGACCCATATACCTACTCCAAAAAGTATATTTGTTATTAGATGAAATCATTTTGACTTCATACTTTTTGTTTGATTTTTCTTGTTGTTCAATATGCAAATTATTAAACGTGTCTTCATCTAAATCTTGCAAAGAGTCTTGTGTTTGTCCAGAGATGTCATTATCAAATATATCGTTGAGTAGAATGATTCTGTTCTTACGCATTAATAAACCTTTTTGTATTTTTTATTATTATACTACAGAATAGAATAATATGCAACTATTTATAGACAAAAAAAGAGCCCGGAGGCTCTTTTAAATTTTTGTTTATTTTATAGTTTAGAATGAAAATCCAACTGATACTGATGGAGTTAATTCTTCTTTATCGATATTATAGTTCACTCCGCCTTCGAGCTCAGCGCCACCTAGCAACATAGTATATTCACCACCGATATTTTGTAGTGCGTCATCTTGATCACCGTTTGTGTATGCTGTTAAACCACCAAGTCCTGCTGTACCTTCGTATGCAAATTTACTCGCATCCATATCATATGACATAGCGCCGCCTAATACTGCTCCGCCAAAAGCAAAGTCGCTTACACCGCCGCCGATTACTGTGTTTTCACTGTCCAGGTTATAATCTAATGCGCCTGTAACACTTGCAATACCTGCGTCTACAGTGTATGCACCTTGCACGTTACTGATATCTGTTACATCAGTTGTCCAATCAGTAAAACCAAGTGCTACACTTGCTGCACCTGCTGTAACTTTAACAGATTCAGTCATAACTGGCGCTGTCAATGTGTGATTGCCTTCTGCATCTGGCATTACACCGTTGTCGTCGCCAATTGCAATTCCAACACTATTTACAGTTGTACCAACTGTCCAATTGTCTAGTGTAATTGAACCGCCGTCTACTGCACTTAAATCTAGATCAACAGTTGCCAATCCACTAGCATTGATATCTAAATCAAGTGCCATTGCACCACCCCATTTGTCTGTGGTTGCATTTTCTGAGAATGTTAACTCAACTTCGCCTGATAGTGTCGGTCCCGATACTACTGCTGGCGCTTCAGCAAATGCCGCTCCCGCGACGAACATTGCTGCTATTGTGGTAAATACGTTACGCATAATAATTTCCTTCTTTTTTGTTATGTGTTCATAAAGCAAAGGGCAAGTTCGACGCTTGCCCTTTCGCTGTGTTATTTATTACAAGCGTTGCTGTGAGTGCAACATTTTGTTATAATCTGAAATTTATGTTGTTTTTATGCAACATCTATAGATCAGCCAGTAATGCTTTCATTTTCTTTTTAGACTTGCCACGCATTTTCATATCAGTGATTGCATCTAAATTAGATGTATCGTCACCAACGACTACCATTGCAATCATTCCCATTGATTTGTGTGGGGTACATTGGTATAGGTAAATGCCTGGAGCATCAAATGTAATAGCAACTTCTTTACCATTCTTTGATTTCTTAGGTGCATCCCAGCCATCTGGACCTGCAATAAATTCTACATTGTGACCTTTTGAAGTTGGTACCCAAGTAATTGTATCGCCTACATCGATACGAGCAATGTCTTCGGAGTAAACCATTTTAGCTCCGTCGTCACGTTTGTTTAACATTTCAATTGTTGTGTCTGCGGCTAGTGCTGGTGTCGCCATAACTGCAAGCAATCCTAGTGTAGTCAATAGTTTAATCATATTTTTTCCTTTTCTATATAATTATCCGCCCGGTACAAATTTATTTTTTGGTTTGTACCAAATTTTTTGGTCGTGTAGTCTGCCGAGTAATTCTTGTATCTCGTGCATTTCTTTTTTGAGCATATCACTTGTTTCGCCGTTAGCAATTGCCATTCCCCTGCGTCCTGCCTTGGCTCTAAGTGCTTGCTCTATAATTTCAATATCTCTTACTGAAAGAGTAAATTTAATATTAGGCTTCATCGGGTACCTCTACCACGTTTTGATTTTCTGGTAAGCATAGAACAGATGTTATTGAGTCATTGAAGCCTGCTTTTGCTATAACTTCTACTGCCAGTCTATCACTGTTATCGGGATTCATAACATACTCCACACATTCTTCTTTGGAATTAAATTCTAGTATTGGAATTATAAAAGGGTCTGCTAATGCCATTGTAACGATAATTAAAAATTTCATAAACTGTTCCATTCAACCTTTACATATTGTGCGTCTAATTCATCTCTGTACTCAATTGCATCCAAAACACAATTAAATACACGTCTAACAGTACTATCTGAAAAATATCCTATAATTTCAATCATTACCAAACTCCTAATGTTTTAGCATTGCCTGCTATAATAAAGCAACAAGTTAATATGTGTAAGACAATCCAAAATGTTCTAAATGCTAATGCACGCCTTACATCTGTTTGTGTTATGGGTAAGAACTCTGGCTTGTCATCGTCATCAAGGCCTATTGGCATTCCTACTGTCCTTGCCCACATTTTTAAAAAGCGTCTTTGTCCGCTCAAGTTCTATTACCTCTTAGGGCAAAGTACATACCACCTACCCATAACAATACGTGTAAGTTATCATACAGTAAAACGTCCCAAAAACTTGCTGGTTCTCCTATCCAAATAACTCCTGTCATAATACTTGCAATGGTAATACCGCTGAAGCGTGTAATTAAATCACCAATTTCTTTGGTCTTTTTCACATAACCTAGCAATCCGCCGATTAATATACCTATTGCTCCACCTATTTCACCAAGTACAACAAAAGTCCAAACCAACAATGTTAGTCCAAAGGATTCTGCTGTATCAACATCAATAGGCCATTTGTCTAATCCTTGCTGTAAGAAAACAACAATGATTGGTATACGTATGAGCCAATGTGTCATACAAAATTCTGGTATTTTACTTGTAATAGTTTTTAAGGACATTTGAAATTTTTACACCCATTTAAGTTAGTAGGAGCATATACACTCCCATCATATTGCGAACCTGTTTTAGCTTCGCCTGTTTCTACACCAAAGTTACAACTGGTTACTGCTAGGAAAAAAGCAAGTGCTCCATACACTGTCCATTTGGTCCATTTCATAAACTCGCCAAAAGTTTGCTCCGATGTAGCTTGAGCAACTGGTCGCGGATCTAGCTCCCCCATCCAGCAAACTCCTCTTTGTTTTTCATACGTTCGTGACGTGTTGGCAGATAATGTTCGGTTATACCCAAACAGTCCCAACCTGTTTCTGCAAGCCACTCAGCTAGGTGAGTTTTACTTGTAAACTTCATAGAGAATGTTTCTCCAGATTGTCTATTTAAAATGGTATAATTCATTTGTTCAGTCCAAAGCAAGGTAAAATATTTAAATTACAATAACGGCCGTAATCTTCTAATCCAACCATCATCATAAGCATTAATACGGGTAAAACAGCAATAACAAAGAATATAACTAAGAAAGCCCAGCCTAATCCTTTGGTTGTGCAATATTGTGTTTGTTCACTCATTCGTGTTCGCCTCCCGCTGCACGGCCGTTGTACTTACGACCAGACTTCATAATGTTGTTTAGTGACGCTGGATTGTTTTCTGCTTGACGGAATGTCACAACTGTGATTGTGATACCGCTGATGAGCAATATGTGGAAGGCTGCACTAATACCAAAAGCCAAATAACTTCCTACCATTACAGCAAAGATACCACTCCAAATAAAGAATAGACATTGAAAGATCATATGACCTACCATAGGGTCTAAGTTGCGTAGTGGTGACTTTTCTACTGTCATAACGCTGTCCCACATCTCGCGTGGCATAGTAATTAGTGATGAAATAGTTGTTGCCCAACCAATGGGTTTACTTGGTTTATTCATTTAAGTCTCCTGTGTGTATGTACTATATATAGCAGGGTTTGACCATAAAGTCAACCCTGCTAGGGTGTGTAAAAGTGTAGCACTATATAGTATTTTTTTCCTGTATAAAATTATTGTAATTACTAATTCTAAATGTAATTCTATGTAACACACGTTCAGCAAGTATTTCTGGATCGTTTTGATCACGCTTATGTAAAGTTAATAATTGATCCATTAACACAATATCTCCTGGTTCGTACCAATGCTGATAAATGTATTTGTCTTGGAACATATGATCATATAAACGTTGAAACAGTGTTTCGTCTTGTGTAATTATTTTACATTTATTGTTAGTGTAAAAGTAAATGCCTTTGACACCTGCGATGTTTTGTTGGAGCAACCACATTTTATAAGGACCATCTTCGCCGTCCTTTTTCATCATTTTGTACTGTGTTTCGTTTAGTCCTTTTGCCCAAACCTCTGGTGTATAGCTATATTCACAATGCACACCTTCTAATTCTTTTTTAAAGTCATCATCTAAATCATTGTATGCTAGATTTGTATTCAAATAACTTGTGCTAGTATTTTCACAACCTTCGTAACCTTGTAGTGCTACACCATCAGCACGATCCAATCCGTTTAAGTTGGCGTGCCAATCTAAAATACCACTGCTGAATATACCAGTTGTAATACCTTTTTTATTTTTTTTACCTGTCGTTCTTTGTATAGGATATAGTTCTTTGTCTTTATCCCATTTGTCAGTGTTAGGAGGAGTCTTACCAATATAAAACTCCCCTTCTTTTGTATAAATCATTTGTCTGTAGTTAGCAACTGTGCCTATACGTTCCACAAAATTAACAAACCAATATGGTAATCTTTCTTGATGCTTTAATACAACTATTAAGTCTTTGCGTAAGATATTTTTTATTTTATCAGCATCACTATCACTTAAATTTGTAATGTCAACATTATTAATTTGTGTAGCTACACCGTTTAAACTTTCTACTTGCATCATTTTCTGTCTGATTTCTTTGGCATTGTAAATAATGCTCTAACGTGATGAGGATGCTCTTTACAAGGTTGTCTAGCAAATACTACCCAACGAAATCCTTGAGCAGCAGACCAGTCTGGATATTCTTGCGCTATAAACTCTTTCATACTTGTGCCTGTGGTAAACACATCATCACAGATCATAATCTGATCATTAGGATCGCCACTTGCATATTCTTGCATTGCTTCTGCAAATGGTAATCCACCTCTTGGTATACCTACTGCTTTGTAAAAAGGTCTATCTTGGTATTCCATAACCATTCTTGCTATGGCTCGCCATTCATCTGGATGTATTGCATCACATTCTAGTTTCCAACTCAATGGCAAACCTGCGTGTGATATAAAGTCTCCTGCTTCAAATAGTCTTGCATTTGTTCTATGTGGCAATGCTGGCTCCTGTAATCATTTTAATATTCGTACTTATTTTAGCATTAAATGCTTCGTCTGTCAAATCATAATATAAGCCTTCGGATAATGCTCTTGAAAAACTTGCTGTAATACCTTTGTTTATTGATAACCTTTGACACGCTTCTGCTGTACTATATCCACCACTTAGAAATACAACCTTTTCAACATTATCAAACACTGTAAGATTATGATACAAGTTGGGTACTTCGGGTGGTGTTAGTTTGAGGATGCACTTGCCTGGAAACTCGTCCAAAAATTCATATAATTGATACATAAGAGTATCTTCAACTTGTTCTTTGATTGGATGATTGATAGGTACTTCTGGTTCAATAATAGGTACAAGTCCGTAATCAAAAATAGTACGAGCTAGTGTAAACTGTTGCTTGAGTACAGGATGTACCATTCCCTCACCGTGTACAATACTGCGCATCTTTGTACCATAAATCTTAGGACCAATACCGTTTGTAGCAAACTCCAACATCTGCTTTACTGGAAACTGTTTGAGTGTTCCGTCAGCATCACATCCACTGTCAATCTTTAGGAACGTGTCAATACCTTTTTCATCCAAAACGTTAACCATACCACGTGTGACTGTGTCCTGGTAGAGGATTGCTGCCCAGATGTTTGAATCGTTGAAGTCAGGTGAGTTAACCATACGCATACGCATTTCGTGTACACGTTCCATTTTGTTGTCTTCTGTGTACTCACGTCCGTAGCGTTCTAGTACGCCACCTGTCGAACCACCACTGTGATCCATTGCTGCAATAAATCTGCGATCACTCATATGACTCTCCTGTTTCACGGAAGAAGTTTTCACTCCAAAATGCCTTGTCGTCAATCCATACATCGTAGTTCTCTTTTTTGCCTACGCTGAGTTCGTGAAATTTAGCACCCCATTCAACTAATTGATTGTTTGTTAAGTTAAAATAATCTACACCACTTACGCAGCCTCGTGCTGTCATATATTTAATTGTATGACCTGCATCGTACAATGCATTTACTCGTGCAATGCGTTCTGGCATTGGGATATGATTTGCATAATCCTTCTTGCCGCCGCTGTCTGGAATGATTACTTCCTTGCATATAGTTCCGTCGATGTCAATTACATATTTCATTAAATGTCCTTTTTATAAAAGAATAGCCGACCCTAGATTATAGAGACGGCTATTTGTTTTCTTATTTAATTTATTTACTATCTTCTGAAAGTCGTCCATTAATATACTTTAGTAGTAATCCGTATGCTGGTAAGAAAATAACCAACCCTACGCCAATCTTCAGTACTGTTTGTGATCCTGCAATCTCCATCCAGTTTGCTGCCATATACTCATCTGCTGAGTTGTTGAATGCCACCCAAAAGAAAGTGTAACTATCAATAATATTGGCTGCTACTGTTGATACAGCTGGTGCTAACCACCAAGCCTTATACTTTTCACGCAAATACTGGAAGACATAAACGTCTAACATTGTTCCAATAGCATAGGCTGTTGCACTTGCAAAACCAATACGCAGTGCCACTGATTGTGGTGCGCCTTCAAGCATTACAACTGCAATGCTTCCGATGATTGCCAACGGATATGCCGCTGCAATTGTTGCTCGAGCAATATTCTTACCTAACATTCTAACTGTTAAGTCAGTTGCTAAAACAACTAATGGGAACGTAAATGCTGCCCAAGTTAATTTGATACCAGCTATTTCTACTGGAATAGCAACTAGTGCATTACTTACTGTGATAACAACTACGTGTAATAACACTAGTTTGAGCAACATACTTCTATCAATGTTTTTAAAAATTCCTATCATACAATTCTCCCTTGTTTTGGAATGAGGCCCGTTCTGTTGCTAGGTGGAACCCATACCCCGCATACCTAATTAGGCTGCAATTGCCATTGCTGGCGCACGATTGTCATTTGCAATTGTGAATGTTGACCAATAACGCAGTCATCCGGTAAACTCCACTTCACTTTCACACCTGTCGATCCTAGTTCAGCCCCATCATAATTACTCTATGCCGTAAATTTGTAGTTTTTACGCTACAAAGTAATTATGGTGGAGCTGCCGGGTACTGCCCCCGGGTCCAGTATGCGTTCACGTTGCTTCAACGTCTACAGTCTATTTATAACATAGATTTAAGCTTGTGTCAACAGACAAGTTACCATTTAGTAGATTTAATTTTTTGAAGTTGACGCTGAGATTTTACTGCATTAAGACAGTTTAATATTTTGCGCTGTTTTTGAAACGGTCTAGAATATCCATTCTTGTTTTGCCAAGTCTTATCTTGTTCCATTTCTTTTGACAGGGCTTCGCCTAACATTTTTTCCATAAACATAAGTTCATCGTCAGTTAGTAATTGTATCTTGTTCATACCGTTTTCTCCACTCTTGTTCAAAGTTCTCATCATATTCATAAAGAGGTGCACCATCTGCGCCGTCACGCCATAGACGATTAAAATAACTATTGTAACTACTTATGACTGTGTTGGGTGATGCGTCGAGGTGGCCTTTAACCATATAGAATATTCTGTATTCTTCTTTAAGGTCGTTTCTCAACATACTGTATTTACAAAATTGTTATACATTGGGCGCTAACATAGGTTATTAATTAGACTTTATAAGTTCGATAACAGTGGCACTAGGGTCAACGGTTCCAAACCTGTATCTATACGGAGTTTTATGATGACTACCGTGATATAGTAAGTCAAACCAGCATAGTAAATATTTTGCCTTATCCCAATCTTGTACCTCACCGTACCAATGTCCCCAAGTATTAACTATTGAAGATTGAGTTAATACCAGTATACAATGAAAACAATACAATGAAAATAAAATTGGTGAAATGAAGAACAAACCAAGTAACACACAAACATTTATTAAGATATAGTAATCAGTAGTAAATTTCATTAATTTAGAACGTTTGTACAATAAACCGTAACTTAATTCTTGTAATTTTTTATCTTTTGGTGTAGGCCAAATAAACCAACCTACAAAAAATGCGCCTATTCTTCCGTAAATTTTTGGAGAATGAGGATCTCCATCTTTGTCACTAAATTTATGATGAGTGGTATGTGAAGAAACCCAAACAGGTATAGGACCAGCACCGGATAATGTTGATAAGAAGACTAATGTATAATGCCAAAATTTATTAGTTTTAAAAGATTGATGAGTAAAATATCGATGATATCCAACACTTGTTGAAAATAGGGCTAATAAATATGCAATTAATATTAATAAAATACAGACTATAAGTGGAAGTATGTAAAAAGAATATATTATTCCTATTATTGCAGGTATATGTATTACCCACAAATGTATATAATTTTTTTGTATAGTTTGAACATTAGAGTTTTTCATTTAATATTTATGTAAACTGTCTTTCCAGAAGATTATAATCTTCTAATGTAGTAATCATATCGCCAGCTAGATAAAAATTCATTTCTTTCAATAGTTCTTCGTCACTGCTATAAACACCAGCACATATATAATTATTTTTATCTATGTATTTTATGATCTCGTCTTTGTTTTTCCAATTAGGAAACCGTATCAAACATCTTGCTGTATCTTCACAAACCATAATAGTTGTAGGAACTAATTGGTATTTGTCTTCAAATTCATATTTTATCATTATATGTCGTTCTTCATTTGCTGTATTTCTTGTCTACGATCTGTAATTAGTTTTTTTAGATCATTAAGTGCCTGCCTTGCACGAACCGCACTAACCTTTACACCATTCTCTTCAAAGTTTTCTATTTCTTTGAGATATGTTGCAAATGCTAATTTAAGTTGTTCGTGTGTGTCACTCATCCAGTATTATCTCGCACACTTTTTTCCAGTCATCTACTCTTTCTACTTCAGGATGATGAAACCAAGTGTTCCAAGGATGGCTAATTAGAATAGGCTTCAAACCAAACTTCAATCCTGTTACAGCATTTTCAGGTTTATCTTCTAACCAATACAAGCCTGTTCCGTCATACTGTTCAAGTATGTGATCTTTAGGACCATTAGCCGTAACATAATGCATTTTGTCAAAAGTCTTTTTACCAAACAAGTATCTTAGATGTCGATTCCTAGTTTCTTGAACATACTCATTTGTTCCAACTGCTGTGCAAATATCAATCTCAAAGCCATTGTCTACAAGTTTTTGCACACCTTCTTTTGCATCACGTAGATAAGCTAAATGTGATATCCAAACGCTTTCGTTGAAGTCTTTTATAAGTCCTTCAGCTTGATCTCTATTGATATCATATCGCAGATTGACTGCATAGTTGTCTGGACTTTGTATAGCAAAGCCTTCTTCTTCCATCCACTCGTTGAATTTTGTATTCCAATCCAGTAATACTCCGTCAACATCTGTAATTATTTTTTTCATAGATCTCTCTTTCTATATTATTATAGTAAATTATTACAGAATTGTCAAGTGTTAACTGTTTGCGTGTACTGTTGATTGAGTCACTGAAGTAATTTTTGCACCACAGCCGTATGTATCGTCTTTACGTCCTATGTTAAGATTGTTAGCAAATACATTTGCGCTGTGTGTAGCTAGGCCTGTTTGATGTGTGCTACATCCAGGAATGGTGTGTGCTACTTCGTTATCGCCTTTTCTAACAACCCCTACATTTTCTACAAAAACATCGCTACTACCGTCTGCTGTTACTATGTTTTGTGGAGCAGCATCGCAAGCAATGCCGTCATCAGGATCAGCATCACCAACACTCACGTGAATTGTGTTTACTATATCTACTCCATCTTTTCTTGCAACTAAAGGCATAAATTTTCCTAAGCTAATGCAATTCCTGTGGTGCTTTGTACATATTGCTTTGCCATATTATCTTCTGTTTTATGGCAAAAAACCACTGCACTTTTATTTATTTTGATATTGCTTTTAGGATCTACTGTAAAAGTATATGGACCTAATCCAATACCCTCAGGAGTAGACATTAATGCCATAGGCTTTGTAATTGTAATTGTCGTATTATCCTCTTCAACAAATCGGCAGACAATTTCATCACCTCCTGCGGCTGTTTTAATGGTTACAGTATCATTCATTTTATATGGTGCTTCTAATAACATTATAGTGTATATCCTGTTCCTGTATAGTTTGTATTTTCGACATATGAAAGTAATTGTTCATATCCGCCTACTTTATGTCCGTTAATTACTATTTGTGGAAATGTGCGAGCTTCTGGAAATTCTTCTAAAACTCTTTCTCTTTCAAAGTCTTTTCCCATTTCTAAATATTCAAACTCAAAGTTACTTTTTTCACAAAACATCTTTGCCTTTGTACAACTCGGACACGCCGGTTTTCCCCAAATTTGTATCATAGTGAAAATCCTTTTAGGCTGTCTTTGCTTACGTCTTGTTTGATACCACCAATAACATATGATTCAACTTCTGTCTCTTGTGGAGCAACTTGTAGCCCAGAGCTACTTAACCAATGTTGTGTCCAAGGAAGTGGGTTGGTATTCACTGGTTGATCAAATATTGCTTGCATACCTAGTGCTTTTAATCTACGGTTTGCAATGTACTCGACATATTGATTTAATAACGTTGTGTTTAACCCAATCATTGATCCGTCTTTGAAAAGGTATTCTGCCCAATCTTTTTCTTCAGCTACACATTCACGCCATAAGTCGTAAACTTCCTCTTGGCAGTCTTTTGCAATTTTGGCCATTTCTGGATCGTCTTTGCCGTTTGCCCACAACTTCAATACGTGTGTGCTTAGTGCTAGATGCTGTGCTTCGTCACGAGCAATTAATGAGATAATCTTTGCAGACCCTTCCATTAATTTTAGTTCGCCAAAGCCAAACGTACAAGCAAAACTTACGTAAAAACGTAGTCCTTCTAATATATTAACTGTCATCATTGCTAGATACATTTTCTTCTTAACATCATACATCGAACCTTCGCCACGATGGAAATATGCATCTGCTGCTTCGTTGAATGCATCGTAGTGTTTGGTTACACTAGTTGCTCTAGCAATAATTTTTTCATCATCTAGAATAGTGTCAAACACTTCTGCAGGATCAGCATACACATTTTTCATAATGTGTGTATAACTGCGTGAATGGATTGTTTCAAAGAAATCCCAAGTAACAATACAGCCCTCTAGTTCAGGAAGTGATACGTGTGGCAAAAATGCTAAACAAGGGCCACGTCCTTGTACACTGTCGAGCAGTGTTTGATACTTTAGATTTGCTGTAAAGATGTGCTTCTGTTCTGGACGGAAGTTTGCAAAGTCAGCTCTATCTTTTTGTAGACTTACTTCTTCAGGACGCCAAAAGTATCCTAGCATTGTTTGATTCAATTTATCAAACACTGGAAATTTAAACACATCATAACGCTGTGTGTTTTGATCTGCTCCGAAGAACATATTCTGTTTTGTGAAGTCTACCTTCTCTTTATTAAAAACTGTCTTTGACATTTAGATTCCTCTTTCTGTGTATCTCTATAGATAACTATACAGCCATTAAGGCTGTATGTCAACTAGTTTTGTATTTATATTGCGCAGGCTTCGCAGTATTCTTCATACTCGTCATCTGTGCCAGTAAATTCACCACGTGCCAAAGGTTGATCTACTTGTGTTTCTTCCTGTAATTCACTTGGATCAGTTTTATAATCATAAGTGTTTTGATAATAACTAGTTTTCCATCCTAGTTTATATGTTTGTAATAGGTCTTGTATCATTACACTCATTGGAACTTCATTGTCAGGATATTGTGTAGGATTGTAACTCCAGTTGCCACTAATTGCTTGATCAAAGAACTTTTGCATAACTGCAACAACATTTATATATCCTTGATTACCATTCATTTCCCATAACAATGTGTAATAGTTCTTTAGAGTTTGGTACTGTGGAACAATCTGCTTAAGAGGCCCTTTTTTACTCTTCTTAACGGACAGGTAACCTCTAGGTGGCTCGATTCCATTTGTTGCGTTCGACACAACGGAACTGCTCTCTGAAGGCATTTGTGCGGACAATGTGCTGTGCCTAAGACCGAATTCCAATATGTCTTTCCTAAGAGATGCCCAATCATAATTTAACTTATTCTCTACAATGTTATCGACATCTTTCTTATATGTGTCAATAGGAAGAATGCCGTCTGAGTATTTAGTGCGGTCAAAGTAGTCACAAGCACCACGTTCCTGCGCTAAGTTGTTGCTGGCTTTTAACAAATAGTATTGAAATGCTTCTGTCAAATCGTGTACAAGTTTCCACGCTCTGTCTTCTTCGTAACTCACGTGATTTTTAGCAAGGTAATGTGCAAGTCCAATATAGCCTACACCAAGTGAACGTCTTGCCTTTGTGCTAATCTCTGCAGCCTTGATTGGATAACGTTGGTAATCAATTATTTCTTCTAAAGCTCTTACTGCTAAATCACATAATTCTTCTAAATCATCTAATGTTTTTATTGTGCCAATATTAATAGCACTTAAAATACACAAAGCTATTTCGCCTTCACTATCATCTATATGAGTAAGTGGTTTTGTTGGAAGTGTAATTTCTTGACATAGATTACTCATATAAACAGTGTCTTTAAATGAACTGTGCGTGTTACAATGATCAACATTCATAATATAAATGCGTCCAGTTTCTGCACGTTCTTTGATCAATGCTGAAAATAGTTCCATTGCATCAACTTTCTGTTTTTTGATGCTAGTTTTTCGCTCGTACATTTCGTACATTTCTTTAAACACGTCAGGATCCCCAAAATATGCTTCGTATAATCCTGGTACGTCGTGGGGGCTAAACAATGTAATGTCGCCGCCCCCGAGCAACCTTTCGTACATTGTTTTGTTAAGTTGAATAGAATAATCCAACTTACGAACTCTATTATCTTCTGTGCCTTTGTTGTTCTTGAGTACAAGTATGTCCTCAATCTCTTGATGCCAAAACGGGAAGTGCGTTGTAGCACTACCGCCACGTACACCATTCTGTGTGCAACAACGCACTGTTGATTCAAACTTCTTTAGGAATGGGATGATTCCTGTGTGCGCAACTTCGCCTCCTCGAATTTTTGAATTAACTCCTCTGATGCGCCCTGCGTTAATGCCGATGCCAGCTCTCTGCGCTGTGTAACGTCCAATAGACATATCACTGGCAAAAATGGAATCAAGCGTGTCAT